GCGAATGCTTCCTCGATGGAACACTGGATGTCACAGACTACATCGAAGAATTGAAAAAGACAGGTCAAGACGATATGGCACTCCGCGCCGCACGGTTAAATAAGAAGACAGCTAAGTATCATGTGGGAGCACTCACTGAACAAGCATTGAAATATAGGAAGGATAAAGTAGTGGACGCTCTGGGTAGCGCATATCAGGCACTTCATGGTGGAATTGTCGCTGGAGGAGGGGTTGCATTACGAGAGGCGGCCAAGAAAATATCCACGATTGACACTATAGGGGCAAAGATTCTCTCAAAATCACTCATAGCTCCTATATCACAAATTGCAGAAAATGGAGGATTTGCTTATAAAGATATGGCTTTCCCCTATGGTTTAGAGGTAAAAACTGGCATACCTACGGATATGTTTGATGCTGGAATAGTCGATGCATACACGACTGTCCTCAATTCTTTCAAGGCGGCAGTATCAGTCGCCGCAACAATCCTCACTGCACAAGTAGTAACTATTCTCGATAAAACTCCTGATAAGCAACTCGACCCATTTAGACCTTACGAACACTAGAGTATGGCAAACGGATACGAAGAAAAAGCAGCAGATATGTGGAGGTTGTACCACACATGCGCCTATTGCAAGGAAAAGAAGTTTTTTTGCAAAAGGGTCATCGTAAAGGTTCCAAATGCTGGAAACGCAATATCTCCTAACTTCTTTTGTAAGCAGTGCCGTGTTACTATTACAAGCAAGCTAGAACCAAAGATATGAGCAGACCAAAAGGAAGCAAGAATAAGAAACTGGTGGATGTGCCAGAGAGAAGCGATGGTGATTTACCGATTCCAGAAAAGATTAAGGAGGTGATAATCGAAAAGGAAATCATCAAGGAAGTAATCAGAACAGTCCCCGAACCTCGACTAGAAGGATATTTTCAAGGCGGCATGGGACAATGGATGGAAGATCCGAATGGCACAGAACGAGTTTATGTCCCCCATGTCTCAGAGGTTTATGGTTACTTCATCGGTGATCCTGAAAAGTGGGAACAACTCAAAGACCACATGATACGAGCATACCTTGAACTACAATGAACGAACTAGAAAGAAAAGCACAACAACACGCAAACGAAGTAATGTCAATGAACAGGCATTACCGAAGAGCATTCGCAAAACAAAACAAAATACCGATTAAGATAGTGAGTACCAATAGACCTTTGAAAAAGAGTGACGATAAGAGATAAATATGTTATATTGTGTCATATATTATGAAGTTCCAAAAAGGACATCCCGGATATAAGAAAAAGGGAACAAAACATAAAACAACTCTCTTAAAAGAAGAACGCATCGCTAAGTTCGATGAAGAGATGACAGATTTGTTCGTTGCTAAGATAAAGGAGGCGCGACCCGAATATCTCTTGGATCAATACATGGGTAAAGCCCTTACAAGGATTGAAGTAACAGGCAAAGACGGAAAAGATTTGATACCAGAAACATCAGAAAAGGCCCAGGAACTATTACATGCCATCCTTAACAAAAGCGGAAGAACGAGCACTGATTGAACAGATACCCGCAACATGGGTATTACAACATGAGATAAAGACATCTGATGGAAAGCCTTTTGAGTTCGATAAGCATCGGTTCATGGTGGACTTTCTCAATGACATGAGTCCACTGCAAGTGTTATTAAAGCCACCACAAATAGGAGCGAGCGAGACTGAGATTGTTAAATCTTTCTTCGTGGCGCACCAATTAGGCAAAGACATCATCTATACATTGCCTACACAGACTGACGTATATGATATGGTTGGTTCAAAGGTGAATCGTATCGTCGCACAGAATCCTATCCTCAAGGAATGGGTGAAAGACCACGACACGGTAGAACAAAAGGCAGTCGGCTCTAATATCATCCATTATCGTGGCACATTCACCGCTAAGGCGGCCATGATGGTTTCTTCAGGTCTCAACATCCATGACGAGGTAGATGCTTCAGATTTAAGCGTCATTACGCAATATGAGAACCGTCTGCAAGCGCAAGAAGATGGTGGAATGCGTTGGTACTTCTCACATCCTAGCCTCAAGGGAATGGGAGTGGATGTCTACTGGGAGAAGTCAGATAAAAAGGAATGGGTAATCACTTGTCCTCAATGCAAACAAAAACAAGTATTGACGTGGCCTAACTCAATATCGAGAGCTAAGGAAGCGTATGTGTGCAAAAAATGCAATGAGATTTTATCTGATGAAACGAGAATTGATGGTGAATGGGTAAAGACCGCAAAGGGAGAGTTCAGCGGCTACCATGTAAGCCAGCTCATGATTTACCACAAAACAGCAAAAGACATCATCACCGCGTATGATGATCCGCTCAAAGACAAGCAGTATTTCTATAACTACGTCCTTGGTCTTCCGTATGTTGGAGGGGATGACCAGATTACCGCAGAACAAGTACTCAAGAACTGCACAGATAGCACTAACTCACAGGGAGGAAAGATAATCATCGGTGTTGATACAGGACTGCCTATTTATTATGTTATGATGAATGCAGAAGGTGTCTTTTACTATGGTACATGCAAGCCTACAGAGAACGGTTCAGACCCGTATGATGACTTAAGAAAGCTGCTCAATCGCTTTCGTAATTCAGTATTGGTATCAGACCAAGGAGGGGACTTGATAGGTATTCGTAAGCTCCAAGGTGAGTTTCCTGGTCGTGTATTTCTCGCCTATTATCGAAAGGACAGGCGCAACAATGAGATAGTCACATGGGGAGAAGGAGAGAAGTACGGCGATGTTTACATTGACCGCAATAGGCAGTTACAGTTACTCATCGAACAACTCAAAGAATTAGGCAGATTAAAGCTCAATGGTACTAAGGAGGAATGGAAAGAGTATGCAGACCACTTCGCTTCCATGTATCGTGAGAAAGTCATAGTGAAAGAGATGAAAGATAAGGATGACCGCTCACTCTATGGTTCGGAATACGTGTGGAAAAGACGCGGGCCAGACCATTGGGCGCATGCTACGCTCTACGCAGTGACAGGGATGCAGAAATACGGACAGTCCCTAGCGTCAACGACATCGCCCGACATATTAGATTCTCTCAAAGTAGGCGTGGTCGATACACACTTCACTGGAGATGTTATATTGAGGTCATTATCAGAAGATTCTCCTTTTTAATACAAAAAAACGCCAGCCAACCTAAATGGCAGATAACAATTACGAATACCTAGACCCCGTAAGTCTCAATATCAAAGGTGTTGAAGACCTCGTTTCTTCGCGCGTCAACCGTATCGGTCGTGGACTTGGTAACAATGAAGAAGGCCCAACAGGTCAGCGTGTAGACTCTCTCGACTTAGAGATGGATGACAGCGAACTGCTCGAACAGGCGACGCAATGGACATCGCAATATGCAGGATATGAAGGAAAGATACGTCCCAAACAGGAATCAAATAAGCGATATTACATCGGAAGTCAGAAGGCTAATTATGCACCGTATGCGACCGATGACACTCCGATAGCTTCCAACTATATATTTCCTGCTCTTGAGACCTTTCTTGCAGCGGCACTCTCTAAGAATCCTGACCCTGTAGTGTGGTCTGACAATACGCCAGAAGGACAGAAACTTGCCGATGATACTCAGACGATGCTGCAATTCCATGCAGACCAGCTTTCATTGCGTCCTAAGCTCGCTCTTATGGTGCGCCAATGGTCAATGTCCTATCTTGGTGTGCTGAAGCATGGATGGGATGAATACAAGAGTCAAGGCAAGAAAGCAGGTGACATAAAGCTTGACCTCCGGCCTATCGAGAACTTCATCTTCGATGTACGAGGCTATGTAGACGTGGATGGCGACTTCATCGGCTATCTCGGTGAACGTATCAAAAAGACCGCTGAGGAGCTTATTGAGATGTTCCCAGAACATGAGGCATATATCACTCTCCAAGTGGATGGAAAGCTGGGAACTGAATGCACCTATACGGAATGGTGGACGGACGAATACTACTTTTGCACGTACATGAACATCGTGCTGGATAAGGGGAAAAATAACTTCTTCAATCATGAAAAGGGCAAGCGAAATCATTTCTCCAAGCCTAAGAAGCCCTATACATTCCTCTCAATCTTCAGCTTTGGCAACCAACCCCATGACGTTACCTCACTTATCGAGCAGAACATCCCCAATCAGAACCTCATCTCGAAGGAAGTGCATCAGCTTGATTACAACATCTCCCGTAACAACAACAGTACCGCTTTCAGTGAGAATAACTTTAATCAGCAGACTGCCAAGCAAGCCACACAAGCATGGATTAAAGGCCACAATGTCCTTGTTCCTCCTGGTGTTCCAATCAATGAAGCGATAGTCAACTTCCCCGTTACTCCTATACCAGAATCATTCTTCAAGTTCCTTGAGTCCAATATCAGCACGTTACAGCAATCATTCGGCACACAAGGTCTCACGGCACAGCAACAGAATGAAGATACGACAGCCCGTGGAATGATTCTCAATCAGCAACGTGATAACTCACGTATCGGCGGGGCGATCAACGAACGAATCGAGATGGTAGCGAAGAATGTGTTTAACTGGTGGGTGCAGGAATACTGCGTGTTCTATGACGTAAAGCATTTCGGTTCTATCCTCGGCATTGTCAAAGGCGTTGAATACGTCGAACTGTCAGGGATTATGATGGACAGGCAGCTCATCGTATCTGTCGCACCTGATTCAATGAAACCGAAAGATGAACTGACCGCGATGAACCAAGCGCAGTCGTTGTGGGACGCACAGGCACTCGGTCTCAAGACATTCCTTACGCTTCAGAAGGTCTCAGATGTAGAAGAAGCAGCAGAAGACGCATTGCTATGGAAAGTAGGCATCATGCCTTATATACAGATTCAATTCCCAGAACTATGGCAAAAACTCCAGATGCTCCAACAGGGAGCGCAACAACCTCAAGGCCAACAGCCCGCCGCTGGTGCATCTGGAGCGCAACCAGCTCAAGGAGAACCGCTAGCGACAGGTGGTGAACCGCCATCGGCATCACTTTCACAAGTGCCTCTGCCTCAATAGTTATCCACATATACAAATTATTCGTGTTGACAAAAAACATATATACTATCGGTATGGCAAAATCTAAAACAGTAGCATTGAAAGGTACAGAAGCAGCACGTAAGACTGATAACCGTTTTATCCCC